CGGGGGAAACCGGCGCTACTGGGGCTATCGGAGAAACGGGTCCCCAAGGTGCGACTGGCCCGCAGGGCGAAACCGGTGCAACCGGTGCGACGGGGGAAACCGGCGCGACGGGGGCTATCGGAGAAACGGGTCCCCAAGGTGCGACTGGCCCGCAGGGCGAGACCGGTGCAACCGGTGCGACTGGTGCGACTGGAGAGATCGGCGCGACTGGGGCTATCGGAGAAACGGGTCCCCAAGGTGCGACTGGCCCGCAGGGCGAAACCGGTGCAACCGGGGCAACCGGGGAGATCGGAGCGACTGGGGCTATCGGAGAAACGGGTCCCCAGGGTGCGACTGGTCCGCAGGGCGAAACCGGTGCAACCGGGGAGGTCGGAGCGACTGGAGATACCGGCGAGCTAGGACCCCAAGGCCCGATTGGTCCGCAGGGCGAAACCGGTGCAACCGGGGAGGTCGGAGCGACTGGAGATACCGGCGCAACCGGTCCCCAGGGTGAGACTGGCCCGCAGGGCGAAACCGGTCCTCAGGGTGCAACGGGTGCAACCGGTGCAACCGGTCCAGTAGGCCCCTCAGGCGTCTCTTACGGTTCGTCCTTCAACACGTCGGTCCAGAAGAACGTCACACCCGGTGGTGCGGCTACGAACTTCCTGAGTACCTCCACAGCTATTGGTAACCAGTTCGTCACGGTCAACCTCAATGTCTCCAGTACCCGAGCCTCCGGTTCGGGGGTCTATGTTGGTTCGGTCTCCTGCGCGTGGGAAACCGGGGCCGGCGTTGTCTCGAGCTCGGCGAGTCTCCCGATTGTCTGGAATAACACTGATCCCAGCGCACCGGGTGGCAACCTGACGGTTCTTGCATCGATTACTCAGGGGGCAGGCCTCAAGAGGCTTCAGTGTTCCGCTAGTACCGTCTCCGGCGTTGACGCCCCGACGATCACGGTCAACATGGTCGGAGCGGTCGGTGTCTACGTGGACGAGAACAACTCTGGGTTCAGCAGCTTTACCGGACTTTGACGGAACTGATTTCAGTCGTCCTAATTGGTCACCGAGACCCCGAGGCCGGCCGAACTCTTCAGCTGGGCTCTACTAGATCAGTTGAGACAGCCCAGTTTGACGTAGTTGCCTTGGATGGCGACGCGGCGATTGAGTCACTGCTGGCCGACCGCCACGTGCATGTGATCGCTTCGTTTGGGGCACTCCATGAGTTTGATGTTCTCATGAGACAGCCGATGGAAGTGCGTCGGCGATGGATCCACGTTGAGGACGAGGATGCCGACCTCGTGAGGGTCGCAGACCAGGTGATGGACTGCTTTCTCGGTGTTGTCGACCGTCCCCCCCATTCGCCGGTCCCCCTCGTGAGCGTCTTTACCGCCGCCTATCAGACCGGTGAGCGGATCCTCCGTCCTTACCAGTCCCTCCTTGCTCAGACCTATACGAACTGGGAGTGGGTGGTCATGGACGACTCGGAGCCGGGTGACGCCACCCACGAGGTTGTGTCCGCACTTGCTGATAGGGACCACCGCGTCAGGGTCTTTCGAGGCGATCGACACTGCGGAGTGATCGGAGAGGTCAAGCGTCGCTGTTGTGGTCTCGCCCGTGGAGAGGTCCTTGTGGAACTCGATCACGATGATGAGCTCACCGTGAACTGTCTCGCTGATGTCGTTGAGGCATTCGCAACGTTCCCTGACGCTGGATTTGCCTACACGGACTGCGCCGAAGTCTTCGAGAGTGGCCTCAATGCGACATACGGCGAATCCTTTGCGTTCCACTTCGGTACCTACCGTGACGAGGAGTACGGGGGCCGTGTGTATAACGTCATGGATTATCCAGATATCAATGCCAAGACCGTTCGCCATATCGTTTCCATGCCGAACCACGTTCGGGCATGGACTCGGGAGGCATATGCTGCCGCAGGCGGTCACAGCCCCGACGTTCATGTGGCCGATGACTTCGAGTTGTGTCTGCGGACGTTTCTGACGACCCGCATGATCCACATCAAGCGGTTTGGATACATCCAGCATCTTGGCGATGGTGGCGAGAACACTCAACGGCGCCGGAACGCCGAAATACAGCGTCTGGTGCGCTACTTCGCCGGACGGTACGAGGACCGAATTCACCAACGACTTGAGGAGTTGGGCGTGGACGATTTCATCTGGACCGAGAATGGTCGGGACTGGTCCCGTGAACCGGGCACCCGACCCATTACTGCGAACTACGTGCTGCGATGACGGCCAACAATTCAGAGATTGAACTGACCGGACCTTCGGCTCCCCGGTCGCGCCGTGCTGAGGTGATGCAGTGGGCCGTTACGGCGCTTGTGGTCGCCGCAGTGGCTGTCGCGGGTTTCGTTCTTGGTCGAGTGACCGGCGAGGGAGGCACTGAACAGGCGCAGGTCGCCGAGCGGTCAACCGGAGACCTCCTAGCTGAGGCAGTTGCCCTTCACACCAGTGGACTCGTCGATCCTGCTGTGGAGCGGTATGAAGCCATCTTGGTTCTTGACCCCGCCAATGCTCTCGCCCTCTACAACCTTGGCCAGATCGCCCAGCAGAGAGGTGAGGTTGAGCGCTCGGTTGACTTCTATGACCGCGCAGTCGCCTCAGACCCTTCCTTGACGAGTGCGGCGTTCAACCGCGCAATTGCCTTGCGCGACCTTGGCCGGGAGGAGGACGCGATCGCAGCCTTCGAAGCGATTCTTGCTTCTGACCCCGACAGTGTTGGCGTGTTGTTCAATCTTGGCAATCTCTACATTGCCCGCGGGGATGCGGAACGGGGTGTGGCACTGGTCAACCGTGCCGTGGAACTCGACCCCAGTCTGCGAGGTGACTAGTGCCCGACGTGGGGTCGGATCTGCACATCTGTGTGGCCATCTCGGTGAGGAATGGCGCTGAAACGCTGAGTCGGCTGGCTTCGTCCATTGAGGGCGTTGTCGATGAGTGGTTGATCATTGATGCCGAATCAACGGACGAGACGGCCGAGGTCGTTCGGTCCGCCTTCGGCCACATTCCTGGAACGCTCGTATCTGAGCCTTGGGTCGATCGGCGAGCGAATGCCGAGTCACTGCTGCGCCAAGCCTCAGCGCTGACCGGGCCGAGTCACATCCTGCTCGTTGGCCAGGACGTCATCGTTGAGGCTCTACCCTCCTTCCGCAAGGATCTCGCCGAGATGGACGCACACCTCATCTCGGTGCCGATACAACACGGGGACCTTGAGCATTATCAGCCGGTGTTGATTCGCACGGGTCCAGAGTGGACATACGGAGATGAGGGGTACATGCGATTGCAGGCCTCAGCGCCGGTTGCCGCCGCGACGCTTGACAGCCTTCGAGTGGTGGCGGTTGGGGATCGCAGCGATCGTGAGGATGTCCTCGATGAATCTCTTCAGCAACTCCTCAAACAGGTTTCGGCCAATCCCCAGTCGCCGGATCTCGCTTTCGAGGTGGCACTCCACCATCGTGACCTCGGCCAGTGGGATGACGCCCTTCGTGCTTTCAGGGAAGCGCTCGATGTGGGGGCTCCACCAGCAATGGCGTTCTTCTGCCACTTCCAGATTGGGGAGATGCATCAGTTCCTCGGACGGTACCCCGATGCGACGTGGAGCTATCTCGAGGCGATGCAGTGGGACCCCCAACGAATTGAGCCATTCCATCGCCTGGGCCGACTACTGAACGCACAAGCCCGATGGGAGGCGGCGCGAGTCTGGCTCGAGGAGGGTGTCAAGCGTGACCGATCTGCTCGTGGGCTATTCCCAGAGACCTGGGTCACGGCGTGGGGCGTCGATTTTGAGTTGGCCATTGCGCGGTGGTGGACCGGCCAGCAGGACGAGGCAAACGCCACCTTCCGATGGCTTCTCGAGCGTCCGGATCTGCCTGCTGCCTTTCGCGAGGCGTGTGAACACAACCTGCGTCTCGGCTCACCATCGGAGGAGTGATGAGGCCGGTGGGTTCTCCCCCGAGCGTGGTGCTGACCATGATCGTTCGCAACGAGGCGCACGTGCTGGCTCGGTGCGTGGAATCGGTGCGTCCACTCATCGATGCCTGGTGCATCGTGGACACGGGCTCCACCGATGGCACTCAGGCCCTGACTTCTGAATTGCTGGGTGACCTGCCTGGCGAGCTTCACGAGGTTCCATGGCGGGACTTCGCCTACAACCGGACTCGGGCGCTTGAGCTTGCCCGCCCGCTTGGCGACTACTCGTTGATGATCGATGCCGATGTGGTCGCTGTGCTGGATGACGGTATCGCCGCAGCTGATGCCGTTCGCTCGCTGAGTGCCGATGTGTATGACGTGCGGTTCAGCGACGGCTTGGAGTACACGCGCCCTCAGGTGTCGTCAACCCGGCTCGATTTCACCTACCGAGGCGTGCTGCACGAGTTCCTCGTCGTCCCCGAGGGGGCGGTGCGCGGCGGCACGTTGCCCGGTGTACGTTTCGCTACCTTCCGGGATGGCGCCCGCTCGCAGAACCCCAAGAAGTACAACGATGACGCC